GGGATGATCAAGACACTCCGACTGGAGCAGGAAATACAACAAAAATTTTCTCAACGGTTGCAAGTGTCCTTGATCAACACCTGAAAAAATATCCAAAAACAAAGGGGTTTGAGGCTATCATACCAGCGGGTCAAGAATATAAGACAACTGATACAGGTGAATACGTTCCTTCTGGACGATCAAAACTTTACACAAGACTTGCAAAACGTCTGGGAGATAAACATGGATTTGATGTTGAAATTGATGACGACGGAGGGGGATTCAGTGGGACAAGAAAAAAAGCCCCCAAATTGGCTGAAGAGGTAAAGAGGGATCTAAACAGAACAGGACCAAGAACTGGTCTTGGATCGACTAAGTTGATCGGTGTTCCAGATCCAAAGACTGGTAAGATTAAAATTAGACATGTCTTTGCAAATGAACCTTTACCAGATGATATTAAAAAGGCATTACAAAAAGAAGAAGCAAACCCAAGAATCCCACGGAAAAAAGGTCAACCCGCAAAATCCAAAAAGCATTCTGATCTCTACACCGACGAGGATCCAAAAGGCACAATCCATGGTCTTGGCTTCAAAAATGCCTCAGTTGCAAGAGCATCTGTAAAAAAGATCGAGTCGTCGGACAGGTCCCATGCACATAAAATACAAGCCGCTGTTGCGATGGAGCAGCGAGCAAGAGTAGCAAATAAAGATGCTGCTGCTGCAATTTACAGAAGATATATTGACAGAAACAAAAAATCAGACTAAACTATTACCATGAATGGAAAGCATCTTTTAGTTAATGGTAAGAATGTGACTGCGGACGTTGATGACGAATCTCTGTGGAGAGAAGTCTTCGACAAAACTGTTGACACAACTAAGACAACCAAAATGCGTGACTTTGATCTTGTCAAGTTTCCAGAGAAAGGTGTAACCGCTTTTCTTGTTCTTGGTGAGTCTCACATCTCTGTTCACACATACCCCGAAGATAACGCTTACTACTTCGATGTTTTTTCTTGCAAAGATTTTAATGCAAACGAAGTGGTAAAGATTCTTATTTCTACTTTTGGAAATCATGATATGGATTACGAGTTTTTAGAACGATGAATGAATATGTAAGTAAAAAACAATTTTCAGGACGAGAGATGTGGGGACTTTCTACCTGCGTTGATCTATACAATTGCAATTACCGAATCAAGCACGCTGACGAGATCGAGCGATACGTTGTAGAACTCTGTGACTTGATCGACATGAAACGATTTGGTCCGTGTAACGTCATTCACTTTGGAGAGGATCCGAAGGTGGAGGGATTCTCCATGACGCAGTTAATCGAAACGTCTTTGATCTCCGGTCACTTTGCAAACAAAACATGGACAGCATATTTGGATATCTTTAGTTGCAAGTGGTATGATCAAAGAGTGGTCGAAGCATTTAGCAAAGAATTTTTTGGAGCAGACAAATCTGAATGTAAGGTGAATATTCGGCAATGAAAATTACAGATAGTTGGGATGAGGCACTTGGAAGAACAATTTCAATTGACGGCGAGTTAATCAAAGAAGTTCAGTCCAAATACCAAAACATTAAAGTCTATGATACAAAGTCTTTTGGTAAACTTTTACAACTCGATGGTGTGATTCAACTCACCGAGTTTGACGAAGCAAACTACCATGAGATGTTTGCACATGTTCCCTTGACATCACATGAAAAACCAGAGCGTGTTCTGGTGATCGGTGGTGGTGACGGTGGCATTGTTCGTGAGGTTGTAAAGCACAAGAGTGTCACGAAGATTGATTTAGTCGAGATTGACGAAGAGGTTATCAAAATCTCTGACGAATACTTCCCGCACATCTCATCTGGTTTCAACGATCCTAGAGTGACGATTCATTTCGACGATGGTGCGGAATACATTGAGAACTTAGAGTTTCAGTATGATGTTATTCTCATTGATTCGACCGATCCGTTTAGTGTGGGTGCGTCTTTGTTCACAGAAAAATTTTATGAGAAACTTACCCAAGCGATTCGTGAACATGGAATGATTGTATCCCAGTCTGAAAGTATGTTCTATAATGCGGATATGATTTCCGATATGAAGAAATTTAAGACTAAATACTTTGGATCTGTTAAGTATTATTACACTATGGTTCCGACATATCCTTCGGGAACAATCGGTTTTCAAATTTGCTCTGATGGTCATTATAGCCCGTTCCACCCAAATGAAAATTACCGACACGGGACTCTAGGATATAATTTGGGTGATCTCAAGTATTACAATGCTGGGATTCACATTGGAAGTTTTCTTTTACCGAATGGGGTTAAACAATGGCACACATGATTACAAATTTACCGAATCAAAAAGTCTGGGTCCGCAAAGAGTATCTTCACGATGGAGAGAGTGGACACGGGGAGTTTGTTGAGGGACACTGGGTCACGGCAAAGAGTTTGCCTGGCAGAGCATTTTATTTTGAAACTTACTTACCAGAGTATGGTGCGTTGTATGACAAACTTCCCATCTCTGCTTTTGTCTCTGATCCAGAGAAGCCAAAGTTGGATCTTGGACTTCAAGACTTGCAATTCTGGAACTGTATGGATTATGGAGTAACTACCATTTTCAAACAATTTATTGGTAGCATGGATTTTGAAATCTTTACACGATCACATCAAGTGGTAAAGGGAACATACCTGTTTACTTTGGACAACTACCACGTTCACGCAGATGAAATTGATTTTAGCACGGCTGAGATTCCAGCAGAACATAAGTCGTTTAACTGTCTTGAACTTGAGAACGGTCAGTTTGCCTTATATCCAAACAACCGAATGCGAGTGTATGACAACTCTCTTACTCCCAAGAATCCGAAGCAACCTGACTTCAAGGTTAGCACGGAATTTTATCAAGTCGAAAACGGCTTTGAATATCGTTTAGGTGATACTGAAGAATATTTTTGGAAAACAAAGGATTAAGTTATGAAAGTGACAAATAAAAATGCCCATCGTGCGGCAGACAAAGAATACTTTTTTGCCACCCATGTCAAATCTGAAGCGGGTGCTGGTGAAGATGATGTCGTGATGCTTTTGCTCACGGACAAGGAACTCGAACGGGCCGCAAAGCGTGCCGACAAAAACAAAGAGGACCTGCCGAAATACTTTGCCATTGTTCAAGGCTCGACCGAGCCAGTTGTCAAAGAGGAGCCAATTTGTCTCGATGACAAAGATGTAGCGAAACCAAAGGAATCTAAGGGATTTTTTGGTTGGTTGATGGGAGATTGAATCTTGACATGGACTCAAATTCTGCTATAATATTCTTATGGCAAAACGAGTCTTAGACCAATTCGATCTGGAGGCAGAACGTGAGGGTTCTGCGGTAAAACGTCACACAGTCATTCGCTCCGCTTGGGGTAAGGGAACCATGAAGTCTCGGAGGGGACGGAAGGATGCCGAGGCTGCCATCGAGCGAAGGACCGTGAAAGGTAATTACAAAAGGAGTGTATAATGTTTAAGAAAAATAATCTATTGTCAAAGTATTGTTGGTTTACAGGATTCATGTCAATTCTGATTTCGGTGGCTCTATGGTTTACCCACGATCAACTTTCAGGGATTTTTGTTGGACTATGGGTTGCACCTTTGATGATCTTGGCAAGAAACGCAGAGGATTAAATGGAAGCGGTAGTTGTTAGTTTGGTATTTTTGTATTTTTTTGGTTTCATTGTTTGTGTTTGCATCGGTGGTGGGTCTCGTAAAAATTCTTGGCGAGACAGCACATCAAGTGAACAAAAAAGTAAGACTCGCAACACCAGCGTCATAACCATCACAAGGCAAAACACTGACAATCCAGACAGTGAGGTTATGAGTAATTACTCAAGGAGCGTGTGATGGGTAAATATCAATCACTTGGTTGGGGTCTTGCTTTTGCTGCATTTTTACTCTGGATGCTCGCAATCTATATGCCCCGAGACTTTGTTGATGTGAGCGAATATGCAAACAATATTATCTGGCTCGGAAACGGAGTCGGACTCGGCTGGGTTATTTGGTTTTATGTTTTGATTACTCATAGACTCAAAAAATATTTTAGAACAATAGAGGATGATTGATGGAAACCGCCGCTGTCAAACATGGGATCTACAACATCCATAAAAGATTTTGCTACCGTAAACTTTCCAAGTCTGCGGTTGATTGGTTTTTGGACAAACACAAATTGTTTGATACTTGTGTTTTAGTCAACCTTCAAATCTCCGAGCATCTTGATTGCTGGGGAACTTGTCACGAAGGTGACAATGATGATTATATTGTTAACGTTGCCACGGATCAAAGCATCCGTGATTTTCTTGCAACTCTGATGCACGAACTTGTTCACGTTCTTCAATGGGAGCGTGGGACTTGGGAGGGTGACGGAGAAGAAGAGGCAGAGAAGAAACAATACAAACTCGCAGACAAGTTTTGGAAGGAGGGGATGTTATGACAGCATTATTACTTTTTGCGTTGGGTGGCTTTACACTCGGTCTTATTGTGGGCATATGCCTTGGTTCCGGTTTAATTGATGATTGGGGTCGAAGGTGAGTATACTTGAATTTTTTGGTTATTGTTTCGCACCCGTTTTGTGCTTGACTCTGCTGATAACTTTTGTAGTGTGGTATGTAAAGGATAATTCATAATGAACTGTATTGATTGTGGTGATAAAATTCCTGAGATTCGTCTTGAAGCGAATCCTGACACAGACTATTGTGTGAAGTGTGTTGACAAACACATTCCCAAAGTCCGTGGTTATATGATCTATGGTCATAAGACTGCGGGTGAAATCGTTATTGCGAGGGGTAAAGAAAACATCCGTCGCTTGGAAAGAGAATATCATAGGAGTCGATAATGGCAAACAGCAAACAATTGGTTGTGAAAGCAAAGCATCGCAAACGAAAGAATCGGAAGCGTGATCGTCGGATTGAGGAATTGCGAAATGCAAAAAAGAAAACTCTTCGTCAAATGAAGAACGAGGGTGGACTTCCAAAAGTTTTGGAGGAGTTGATCTGATGTATGGGCTTTGGCACAACGATTTGAACAAGTGGATGATTGACAGATTCAATCACGAAACACAGGAAGAAGATGTCGCTCTTTTCAAAACGAAAAAAGAGGCACTTGAAGAAGCCGATATTATCAATCGTGAGTGGTCAAAGCGAAACGGGAAGATGGTGATGAAAAAAACCGAGGAAGTAAAAGTCAAGCAATATCGAAAGGCAAAGAAATGAATCAATACCGATTGCACATTGACATCCCACTTGGCACGAACGAAGAGCAGGCAAAAAAGATTGCTCGCAACTTTGTTCAGTCTCACCTTGACTTCACAAACACTTCCAGCGATGGTGTCAAAGAAGTAAACTACCGACTCGGACACGATGAGGATCGACAGCGATCAAACTATCTCGACATCAACGAGAACGGTCACTGTAGCAATAAAAAACTTCGCATCAATTATGCTTGATAAGAAGCGAAAATGGATTTATGAAAATATCGGTGATTGTTGTGTTCTTTGTGGATACAATAAGTGTGCTACAGCGTTAGAACTTCATCACACAAAAGAAACGGAACTTACAATAAAAAGACGTAAGGGTAAATCAACTTCCAGTGGTTGGAATATGAGATGGGATGACCTTAAGGCAGATGCACCGCATATGGTGATGCTATGTTCAAATTGTCACAAAGAGGTTCATAGTGGTATGCACCCAGAGATACCTGTTCCTGAACATATGACAACGATGGAACGCTCTAAAGGTAAAGCACCATATGGATGGGACTGGGAGGACGGCATAATAGTCAAAAACCCAGAGACTTTTGAAATTAGACAACGAATAATTTCTTTGAATGATGATGGGTTAAATTACAGCAAAATTGCTCGTGTATTAAATGGAGAAGGTATTACTACCAAATATCAAAAGAAGTGGACCGCAGTTCAAGTGATGCGAATTTGTAAGGGATCTTACACAATCCATGTGGAAGATATTTAAATGCTTGAGTTTGATTACAGTTTAGATTATGACAACATTAACTTTCGGAAAAATCCCGAACTCTATCGTATTGGTAGAGGTGAACAAGGAGTATTACTAGTTGAACCATATAAATCGGAAATTTGTCAATATTGGCGTTTTCGCACGCCCGAAATCGCAGAGGTATCGTCTGCTAAAATCACTTCTATGTTTTATGAGTATCTCATTTGCGACGACTTTGTTGGTGCTGATATGGCTCGTAAGTTCCTCATGATGGGATGGACGAGAGCAAGACGATACGCAAACCATCGAAGTGGAAAGAAGTACGATGATAACGGAAACGTGAAACCACAGGAACCAGATCACTGGACTTGTGAGAAAGCGGAGTCTGCAAGAATCTTCAAAAAAGCATATGACGAGGCTAGACACAATCCAACTTATTGTGTAATGTATGCAAACTGGAGAGCATATGAAAGCGCCGTGGGAGGAATTGGCATTTCTCAGGACGACTTATAATCGTGCAAACTTGGTTCGATTCCAAGACGGCGTATTGTAGAGCGTATAAATACTCTACTGGTTTAAAACATGTTTTAATCGTTTTTTATTAAGGAGATTGCCAATGGCAAAACACGAAATTGTAAAGAGAGCGTTTCTCAACAAAACTCCGGCTAGGGAAGACTTCTTTGTTTTCTCTGTGTCGAATGTTATTGATGTTCTTCCCGGCGAAGTCATCGAAGCAAAGGTTGTCCAAAAGTTGATCAACGATGGTGTTGATGTGACTGTCAACCTTCCAATGCCTCCCCCAGGTCTTCCACAAGTTCCGGGTGCTGATCTTCTGCCCGGTGAAGGTGGCCCAAAGTTTAGGGATGCAGAAACTCCACAACAAACTGGTGGATGTCAGTCTTGCAAGAAAAAGAAGGAACAGCAACTCAACGAAAGCATCGTTGAAGAAGATTCCTCTGTTGAGGTTGCACCACCAGCCGAAGCATCCGAGTAAAATTAAATTCGGAGTGATTAAAAGGGAGCCTTTTGGCTCCCTTTTTTTAATATCCTCCGTAACCACCACCTGACGGCGGAGACGGTGGAGATGGTGGGGGTGGTGGTGGCATTCTCGGTGGAGATGGTGGTGGGGGTGACATTCTCGGTGGAGGTGGTGGCATTATTGGTGGTGGTGATGGAAGAGATGATGGGAGTGTTATCGGTGGTGGAGGTGCCAATGGTGGTGGAGGGGCAATAGGAGTTTCGGGCAAATCAGATGGCAGATCATACACTTCATCCAACGGAAGATCCGTAAGTTCAACACCGGGGAACGGACTAAGTGTTTCTGTAATATCAATCTCATCGTCGGAAACAACATTGGTGTCAACAGATGAAATTAATTTTCTTCTTCTAAGTTCTTTGCACGATTTAGGCATTCTCGTACACTTATAGAAACAGTTAGAGTCTCCTGCTCCGTTAGCACAACCAGATGACTGTCCAACTCCAGTTGTTCCACAGTAACTAACGGGAGAACAAAATCCAGCATCAACATTACATTGCATCCATGATGGCTCATCACCACACTTCATGAAGTAGTTTGCTCCACCAGTCGGATCTGTAAGGCCTCTGTAGTTTCCTAAGCCGATATCACCACAAAGTTTGGCTGCTTTCTTTCTTTGTTCGTCATCAGGCTCCCCGATTGGATTACTTGTTCCGTTGCAGAAACATCTCTTAAAGTTCGAGTTAGGCCAACCACCCTCGAATGGGTTTGGACCAAGAGCGTTAGTGCAGTGTGTATTACCACTACCACCTGGCACGGCTTTGTTTGGATTTTTGTTTCTGTTGTAGATAACCCAAGTGATACATTCTTGACATGGTTTAAATGGTGTTCCTCTTCCCTCTCCAAAGGTTAAACACTTACAACATTTCATTTGCTCCGCTAACCATTTTCTGTACGCTGGATTGTTAACTGGATCCATAGGACGAGGCATTGGATCTTGTGTTGGTGGATTACATGGTGGTAACTCAGAGGGAAGGAAACTACTTACGACAGAGAATTCAATCTGTCCGGTATAATCACCATGAAACTGTTGTCCAAGTTTATCCAGACCATTCGGCATGAAGTATGTAATTCCATTAATCACATGTGTGTGATATCCGGAGAAACCTAATCTTCTTTCATTTTCATTTCTAAACGAGTCTGGCTCTGGAGATACCTTTCGTGCGGATGTTGGAGAAAGGAACAATGGATAATATCCACCCGCAGCAACTGGATAATCAAATCCGGCTCTGCCCTCTGGCTCAGATTGAAGAATTTGACTATATGTTGCGTACTCATCTTCATTTTCGCAAGGAAGATAAAGTTCAAATCCATTTAAGACTTTTGTGTGATACCCGTCACATCTAAGTTGTTTTGATCTGTTCGTTGCCTCTTTTTGTGTCTGATACAAATCAAGAACAGAAATTGCATCAAAAGTATCTGGTCCTAAACTATCTTTTATATCTCTATTCGCAACAACAAGGGATTGCGTATTTTGTTTGTCTCTAACGACTCGTATCGCTGCACTTAGTCCCGGCAACCCTTCAACATAGTAAAACAATTCACCATAGTTTTTGGGAACTCTAAAGTTCAAAGTTTGATCTGATTTCAATCCACCAAATCGTCTTAATCCAGTTAAAAGTTCATTTCCAGAGGATCCGTTTGATCCGTCGTATTTCGTGGAAATCGAAAATTTTACTGTTTTGTCGTTGATGACTAAACTATTATCGCTCAAGTCGAACTGATAAAGTTTACCAGCGATCAACTCTAATGGTTTGTTGTTCTCACCATCAATTAGTATTTCTCTTTTATCTCCGTTTAATATCTCTACTTTAAACTTCTGAGTTAGTTGTTGTCTATCAAAACTTGGATCTGCTTGATTCGCTGATATGTTTTTAAGTTGTTGAGCATAGTCTCTATATTCTTCACCAGATTTAAATTGAGTAACGCTACTTTTAATCGCTTCATTTATTCTGGATGTGGCCAGATTTGCATATATGTTAAAGGCTGAATTTATGTCTAAGCCAAATTTTGAGTAAGTTTGGAGATCAGTTGTGACTGCAAATCCATCTTCCGTCAGTGTTGCTCTTCCTGTGGGAACTACACCTCGCTCACTTGTCAACAAGGGAACGGCGGATCCTGTTGCTATCGGAGAGATTTCGCTCTGCTCGCTTGAAATTGAGTCCGGACAAACCTCGCATTCTTCAAAATTAATCGAACCCCCCGACACTGGAGATGTATCTTCCACAAAAAGAAATTCATAACCATCTCTTTTTGCCTTTAATTCTCCAAATGAGCGAACACCGTTTTCGCAACGGACTAAAGATCCTGCTTCAATATAACTACTGGTTTGTGGATTAAAAACAGGTGTTTGTGCATAAAAACAAAGTGATCCTATCTCACTGGTTTCGCTTCTAGAACTTTTATATGATGTTATGATAACGGGTGAGCCGATTGCGTTGTATTCTGGTAGAACTTTATCGACGGTAATATATTCCTTACCAACTTCATCAACAAATAAATTTGTTACCTTGAATAACTTATTAGGACTTATATCACCAGAAGCCGCTGTTATTTTTATAAAATCGTTCGCAACAACCCCGAGTCTCGTTAAATTTTCGTCTGAGTTTATTCCAAGTTCGTTAATGATCTGATAAGTTTGTCTTGGTTTTGTTTCTGTTGCAAACGAAAACTGCGGTGTTTTCTCAAAGTTATTTGATCGGTAAATACTTACTTTTGAATTTGTAGTGGCACCACTTACATTTGTTGCCAAAATTTTATTTTCTGTGATAAACTTTTCAAATTTATATTCACCAGAAAATTCTGCCGTGATGTTTTCCTCCGCATCAACGTATGAACCATCGGATATGGTAAATATTCCATCAACAGTTTTTCTGGAGAAATTGTTTCTTAAATATGAAACATCAACATTTGACATGGAATAGTCAAATATAAATTTACCTTCACTCACTATGATGTTTGGTGTTGAACTAATTTTTTCGGTTTTTATTATATCGTCTGTGCTGTTAATAAATCGCAAACCAAAAAACGTCAACGAATCAATAGGCTCTAACCTTCTTCCGGAGTAGGCATTGTCATCATATACTTCGTAATTCATATTATGAGCCTAAGTAGTGAAGCGATTGATTTCCCGAAGCGGCTCTTGCATACAGAACCGATATGTTGTTGATGCTAATGTAACAAGACTCACCTGGCTCCAGAGGCATTCCCTGATCTGGACGATTTGTCAATGAAAACCCACCCACAAAAATTACATCTGTGTTATCAACACTTGCTTTAACTTTAACACCATCTTTAAGAGTTCCACTTCCTCGCACGACTTGTGCAGTGGTATTGAAACTTTTTGTTCCTGCAATTATAGTGCCTGGTTGCTCAATTTGTGAGACGGTTACTTTTACCTTACCAGAACTTAAATCATTTCTGATAAGGGGGATATTGGTAGAGTCTTGTTTAATTCCAGATAAGTTATTGACAATTGGCTTACCTGAATTTTCAAGGCTGTTGAGAATATCTGTGTCGTCGATGGACACCAAGTTATTAATATTCGCACTAATTGGTGAGGATGTGGTAATCGGAACTGATCCACCCTGTTCACCTCTAACGATAACGGGGTTTCCAATGCCACCAGACATACCCTGAACCATTAAACCGTTACCGGCAGCATCATTCGTGACACCATGAGTTGATGAGACGTTTACCGTTGCGGTAAATGCTGTGTTAGTAACTGCAACCTTAAGTGCGTCACCAGAGAATCCTGCGGTTGTGCCATCATTTGAAAAAAGTTGTGCTGCAACTTGATTTGCTTGATTATATCCGAGAACTGAAATTGAGTCGGTGGACGCAAGTAAATTTCTACCCCCAGAGATACCAACAACACTGTCTTGAATCTTGATTGTATCTGTGAGATAATTTAATCTTCTTCCACCCGTTATTGTAACAGGAGCGTTTATTCCCGTTATTCCATCTGTCCCGCTCACACCATGAACTAAAAGTCCAGACGATTCATTAATTGAAACGGTTCCGGAAATACCAAGTGGATATCCGTTTGTCATGCCTTGAATATAACCCGTCACTCCAATCAAACCACCGGACGTTGTTCCTGCGACTTTAAGGAAGTTTTTTCCGTAAGTGTCATGGGGATTTTTAATTTGAACATGACCACTCACACCCATTAAAATACCCGTCACACCAACCAAATTCTGATAACTTTGTAAAGTTACTGGCAGTGGATTTGCCTCGGTTACTCTTTTTGTTATGCTGTCGTCACCAAATGCAATTTTTTGAATCGGGACATGAGCAAATGTGACTCCAGCACCAGCGGAAGCAAAATCTGTTGCCATGTTTGCGGTGTTTCCGCTGATGTCAATAATTATGTTTGATGCGGTATCGGGCATTTAAAACTCCAATAAATAGTGTGGGGCTTGACTTTCTCATTCAAAGGGGTATACTTCTCTTATGATATTTATTGAACAAGAGCAGGAAAATTTCTCCAAACAGGTTGAAAAGTATGTTCTCCACAACGGAGGAACCTACTTAGATGCTGTTATATGTATATCAGAAAAAATGAGCATCTCTCCGGAGATGGCTGGGAAGTTAGTCACTAAACCTCTAAAAGAAAAGTTGCAAATTGAAGCGACTTCATTAAACTATAATATCAATGTCCCAAAAGGACAAACATCACTATTTTGAAGTGGGGAGTTCCCACTAAGTATCAGGCCGAGGGAGATCCTCGGGAAAGGAAAATTTATGAGTTTTAAGGATCTTAAACGAAAATCTGTCGGTAGCATCAGCGAACTGACAAAAAAACTAGAGAGTGCTGAGAAGAAAAATTCTTATCAGGATGATCGGTTCTGGAAACCAACACTTGACAAAGCAAGTAATGGAATGGCTATGTTCCGTTTTCTCCCCGCACCGGAGAACGAGGATATGCCTTGGGTAAAACTTTACACCCATGCGTTCAAGGTTGGTGGTCGCTGGTATATTGAAAACTCTCGCACCACGATTGGTGAAAAGGATCCAGTTTCAGAGATGAACTCAGAACTCTGGAACAGCGGTCTTGAATCCGACAAGGACATCGCTAGAGATCGTAAGCGTAAGTTGTCTTACATCTCAAACATCCTTGTTCTAAAGGATCCTGGCGCACCCGAGAATGAGGGCAAAGTGTTCCTCTACAAGTATGGTGTGAAAATCTTCAACAAGATTCAGGAAGCAATGCAGCCTGAGTTTGATGACGAAGATCCTATCAACCCATTTGATTACTGGGCTGGTGCGAACTTCAAGTTGAAGGTTCGTAAGGTTGGTGGTTACATCAACTATGACAAGTCTGAGTTTGAATCATCTTCCGAGTTGCTCGGTGGTGATGATACTAAACTTGAAGAGTTGTGGAAAACACAACACTCTCTTCAAGCGTTCGTTGCTCCAGATCAGTTCAAGACTTACGATGAATTGAAGAAGAAGTTGCAAGAGGTTGTCGGTGACGATATCCGTGCGACGGAATCTGACTTCGTGAGTCAAAAGACTGTGGAGGATGTTGTTGTGGAGGATACGACTTCCTCTGATAGCGGAGAGACAGAGGGTGAGGAGACTGACGCTTTGTCATACTTCCAACGTCTGGGTAACGAAGACTGATTTCATTTTGAGGATGAATGAAATCAAAAAGCCCCGCTTCGGCGGGGCTTTTCTTTTATCCAAGTGTTTGTCTCCATCTCGGTAGAAATTGTTGTTCCATTTTTATTTTTGCAAATGATCCAGAACTTGTCGTAAGAGGTAAACCTAAGCCTGGAGTTTGTTTCTGGGCAGGACTAACTTGATTTCTTCCTGCTCCACCCATGTTTTTAGGGGGTGAAACTGTTTGCACTGCCTCGGATGCCGCTTGTAACTCGCTTCTCTGTGACATCTGCTCTGGCATTTCCAAATTAACTGGATTTTTTTGCATTCCCATTTGAAATTCGTTCTGTGAATATCCAAAGGTGTTATTCTCTTTACTCACGTTGATTTCAGATGCGGTGCTAAAATTATCTCCTTCGTTTTGTGTGGAGTTGATTTTAAAGTTATCTGAATTTAAATTTTTATTGTTTCGTGGTGGTTGAGACATATTTTTAGACAACATTACCTCTTGCGGATTAACAGATTTTGTAGGTTGGTTATATGAAGATTGTGGACTGTTTGTAATTGAATTTAAAGGTTGTATCATCTCCGGCCCTGCCTCACCGGCAAGAACTAAAGTTGGTTGATTAACCAAACCACCTTTTCTCAGTGCAGGGACAAATTCTACATTTGGTTTTTCAGACGCATCAAATCCATCAAATCGTTTTTTAAATGGTTTTGATTTACTTAATCCATTAAATTTAATTTTTGCGTTACCTGATTTATCAAGTCCGTTGAACATTGCATTAATTTTACTTGATTTAGTTAATCCACTAAACTGTGTTTTAATTACGTTTGATTTTTTTAATCCACTAAACTGTGTTTTAATTACGTTTGATTTTTTTAATCCACTAAACTGTGTTTTAATTACGTTTGATTTTTTTAATCCACTAAACTGTGTTTTAATTACATTTGATTTTCTTAATTTACCATGTCGTGATTTAATGGGATTTGATTTAATTAATTTACCATGTCGTGATTTAATGGGATTTGATTTAATTAAATCACTTTGTTGTGTTTTTAATGGCTCAGAAGTGTTTAATCCAGTAAATTCAGATTTAATGAGATTTGTTTTGGGAAATTTCTCAAAATTAACTGTGCTGTCACTTTTTGTCTGTAATCCTGAAAATTGCCCTTTGTGTGGGGATCTCGTTTTACCATCTGAAGTAAATGTAGTTTTAAATTCGTTTGAAAGTTTTTGAAATGCCGTCTTGGTTAAAATTTTAACTTTTGAATTTTTGCCGGGAGACAGTTTTATGTTTCTCTGGACACCGGACGCTAAATGTAGTTCATTTTTAACTTTTTCTTTTCTTGAAAAAGAGGGCCTTTTATTGAGCATACCCTTTATGAGTGACTCTAAGTATTTTTGTTTCTCTGATAATTCCAGTAACTCTAAGTTTTCAGAGTTTGGTTTTTTTAAGTCGGGTGTTTTCGCTTCTTTCAATGGTATAAATTGAGAGGAGAAAGCAGAAACAGACAACTTTCCACTCTTTCGTTTTCTTTTTCTTCCTTGTGGATTTATTTTGTTTATTATTTTATTAAATGCCTGTTTTTTGTGCATTCATTCTCTCTCTCATTTTTCTGTTTTCTTCCTCGACGTGCTTCTTTAACAACTCTATGTAGATTTGCCTCTCCCAAGGAATCATATTTTCTAGTTCTGTTAACGTTATTCCAAAATTTATTACGACTTGAAAATTAGTATTGATATATGTTAACAAGGACTCATGGGAAAGGCTTACACGAAAAAATCTTTGAATCCGGATACGTTTATCTCTCTGATTTTTCCGTCTGATGTTCTGTATTGACACTCAGATGTGACTCTTGGTTGATCTTTTATGAATTGCTCTATTTTTTCATAAGTTTTTGCTGTTAAATTTTCTATGATCTCTATTTTTTCTTCTTTTGATATTTCTGATCCCTCAAAAACTTCGTCTGACGTTTTTATATTTTCAATACAAAACGCTGCTAGTTGATCTGTTGTTGCATCGTCACCCAATATGATATAATCTAACACTATGGGATTTCTTAACGTCAACGACAAACTGTCATTCACCTGTATCGTTTTTTTACCAGAATCCGTGGAACTTTTTACCTCAATGTCATTAAGATCAACTTCAATTTTGACTTGCTCATTTGTGTGAGGACAAGTAAATGTTGGGTGTATTACCTCTGAAACTGATTTTGCCCTTACTTTACAAAACAAATATTCTAAATCAGACACACTTAACATTGAAGCGGTTTCAACTTCATCTACACATTTTTCAACTATCTCACATATTGACTTTAGAATAACAGATTCTTTTTCTTCTTGTTCAGCCAACAGAAGATGTTTTTGCTCTTTAACGTTAAACGGTCGAAAAAATGTTTTTTCTCCAGTTGAGGGTAAAAAAGTTTCATACCTAGGTGTTGTGGTTTTTATTAAATCAATAATACTCATATTTTATCCTTTTTATATCATCCTGAATAGTTACTGGCATCGGTGATGGCTGCCTCATTTAAATCAGAAACAGTTTGAAGTTTATCATGTTCCCATGTTACATACTCTTTGAATGCTATTGATACCGTCATCGTTGCAAACTCATTTACACTTTCTGCACCATATTGATCTTGAACAATCATTGATAAATATGGTTCAACTAAGTTTAATGACCACCGAACCTTGTCTTGTTTGTCTAAAAATCTTACCGATACCGTGCAATCTCCAGTCAAAAGATCATATGATCCTTCACTACCACGACGGCCTGGAAGTTGACCTTTAGACAAAGCACCTGTGCTCGTTGATATCGCTGATATATTACCCTCTTCCTTCGTTATCGCTAAGTTTAAGTCCATCCATCTTTCAAAAAATTGTCGAACTTTCCATTGTTGATCCATAGGAAAAGTCATTAAAACGTTTGGCTCACCACCATACGATCTTTTTATTGGAATATTTCTTGGATTTGTTCCTTGTGCTAATAATTCATCCGGAATAGTATCAAAACTTCTTCCGGGCAAACTAATAGTAACTGGAGGCCAAGTAAGAACACCAATTACGGGTTGTTGTATGAATACTTCAAACCTATGACTTCTTTGAAGTCCACCGAGGGCTTTAATTTTTGCCCGATAGCCCTCTATTGAGGATAAATTCATAGCCGGAATTTTAGACATTAGAAAAGTTCCTTTTCAGTCATTATGACAAAATCCCAATCCTTTTTTTTGCAAAAACTTCTTGCTGCCTCCCATTTGGCAGAATTTACAAGATATGTGGTGCATTCGTTGAGATACGTTCTTTTTCTTTTATTTCCACGAATTGGTTCTTGTGTCTGTTTAAAAGGCTTAACCTCAATAATTTTAGTTCTTAGTCCACCACCTTTTTGAACGACCTCCACTATGAAATCTGGGTAGTATAAATGTCTTCGACGATCCACCGGAGAAATGTATGGTATAGAAAGTTCTTCACTGCCCCACTTTGTTATGTTTTTATTCGTGTCCAAGTATTTACATACCTTTCTCTCCCACAGGGATCTACAAATAATGTTTGTTGGATCACCTACATACTTAGACTCATTTACTGGTTTATACATTGTTTTATATGCCATACTCTATTTAGGTGCAAAGGATATAAATGGCCACTTATAAATTCCCACAAACTGGTTTAGGTGCGGAGGAAGTTGTTACTTGGATGACTTTTACTCATCGTCCATACTCTAATAAAAGAGCAGACAAAGTTGCCGGTGGTGGTGCCATTGGAGATCAACTCGGTGGATATGGTGTCGGTGGTGGACAGGCCAGAAGTTCATTGGCACAGATTACATTACCCGCACCCAAGTCGTTGGTTACAAACAGTGTGGCAAAGTATGAACAAAACAAAACTGCGGAGTCTGTTTTTACCGAACAAGTTCCCTTCCTTAGTCCCGGTGAATCATCTCCCACCAAGAGAGGATTTATTCAAGGATTCCGAGATTTATTCTTTGCTGATTTTGTGCGTGATTTGTTTACAGGGGGACTGCTTGGTAGAATTGACATGGATCGGGCAGAAACAATATTTTCACAAATGAATCCTAGAACTTTTCAGTTTTCTTTTCCGATGATTGCAAAAAGTAGCAGTGAGTCTTTCCTTATAGCCAACATTGTGAATTCCTTTGAAACTTTCATGCTTCCAGTCGTGGATGCAGTTTCAACCACCAGAATGAGAAGTCCGGGCTTTTGGCAATGGTATTTTTGGCAAGAAGATAACAAATCGAAAAGATCAAAATATGTTGGTGGTGCCTGGTCGTCTCAAGCAAAAACATCAGTGTTGACTGAGGTTAGGGTCGATAAGACCCCTGCCGGTGGTGCGTACTCCTCTGCGGCTGGTCTCCCACTCGCACAAACTCTTAATTTAGTTTTTGTTGAATTGGAGCCAAACTTGAGAAATCTTATCGGTGATGGAATACTTTCTAGATCGGAATCTCTAAGGTCTCAAGACGCTGAGGGTCTCATGGGCGGAAACTTGTTCCCATTCGCAACGGAGCCATTGGACTAATGTATCTCTCATACTTACCAAAATTTGACTATAAGTTTGGAAATTTTTCGGTGCAAATGTCGGATATTTTTAAAGCCGTTAAATTTTCTCAAAGCACACTAAATGATATCACTGGATTTGATTTTTTTATCATTGAGGATGGAGAAAATCCAGATGATGTTGCAAGTAGGTATTATGGTGATCCAGAATTATATTGGCTTGTTCTTTTATCAAACGATATTATAGATCCACAAACAGAATGGCCTAGATCAACACAGTACGTTGATGAACTTCTCACTGACACATACGGTGGTTTTGCTTTCTATTTTAATCAAAATATGGATATTAAAGAAGGTGATATCATTGTGAGACACGACGAAAGTGCCACGGCTGGTGTTTCTACTCAGTATGGTGTGGTGAGTCGTTATGTTAAACAATACAGAAAAGCGGAGTGTAGAAACACAACTTTTTCGTCTGACATTGTTTACTCCGGTGGGTTTAGTTCCCCAAATACAGTTTATGTCTTTAGAAGAAAATCAAATAACAATTATGAAGCACTCACACAGGGACTTGGGATAAATGATGTTAATCACCTAAGACCTGCTAGGGTTGATACTTTAGCAGACTCCGTTCAATACTTTGAAAAAGAAAATGTTATTTACGGACCATACACTAGATTGGCTGGAGGACCTGATACATTTGATCCAAAAATAACTGATTACCCAAATCAGGGCAGCGGTTCCCTCTCTAGCATGTCGGCGGGTGCTTTAAATACTCTCATTGGACGATACATGTTTAGTGGCAACAGATTTCATAAAGAAAACGGCATAAATATAGTGACGCTCAGAAATGTTGCGGAGGAAACCTCGGTTGGTGAGAGCGGGGATCGAAGAGTCATAAAATTGATTCAAAGAAGATTTGTTGCGGATATTAAAACAGAGGTGTCAAAACTTATTCGTGGCGAGATAGAAGGTGGAGTTTCACAATTAAAATATGGATCTGTATTATCCTCAACATATGGTGGTTAAAAAATGAGTAACGCAAAACCGTTTGATTTTAGTATTGAAAGAGCCGTAATAGTTACTAGAAACAAAACAGAGTTAAACTTACTAAACAGAGAGTCTGGAACATTACCTCTCGAAACTTTGGTTCTCGAAGAAGATATGTTTAATGGTCCAATGTCAGGATCACTTGTATTTTTTGACACAGGTGACATGGTAGAGGGAGCCAAAATTATTGGTGGTGAAGAGGTACGTTTTACTTTTAAAAATGAAATTTCAGAAAATGGTGAAGAAGAAGTTCGCAAGAATTTAAAGTTTTATGTTCACTCCGTGATTCCTGCTGATGTCGCAGAGGCAAAAAATTTCAAGAGATATCAAATTGATTTTTCCTCATTCGAGAGTGTTTATTTAAATTATGGAACAACACCAATCTTACCAGACGGATCTGATTTTTTCGGAAAGATTTCAACAACACGAGATGCGGATGAAGGTTTACTTACACAAGTCGGTGAATTTTTAGGACTTTTAGAAGATGAACCAAAAGGGATTGTAAATTACCTATCAAAAAAATATTTTGATGCGAATGAATTTGGAAACTCAGTAAAAGATGCCGATATTGAACCAACGAAAAACTTCGTTTGGTTTAAGAAGGATCATATGTTGTATCCGTATAGGAAGCCAGTTCAGCAAATGCCCTTGTTGCAATTGATGAATCACCTCGCAGAAAATTCTGTTCATGAAAAAAATGATTATGCTGTTAACTTTTTATTCTGGCAAGACTTTGATCAATGGAGATTTAGATCAATTGAAGATTTGATTGATCAGCAACCAGAGATCCCAACGTACTACATGTTTGAAGGAGCCAGAGGAGAGGAGCGTCGTGAAATTGTTTCTATGAACGTGACAAAAGAGTTTTCTCCTTTGGAATTTCTTCATTCAAACTCAAATGTTGCCGAGTATTTAAAAGTTGAACCAAATTATGAAAACGCTTATCAAAATTTTACTTCTTTTTATGACAGTCACAAGTCAACTTTAATTCAATACATTTATGGAGATGAATATGATAAAGTTAAGAGGATTGAAAGATACCCACTGATTGATGAAAATATTGATGACAACATTTTTCAAACATTCACAAAGTTTGTTTCTGGTTTATTCACAGAGGAAACAATAGAGCCACAAATACCACACAGAATTTATGACAATATTCACGGATACTTTGAGCCGTCTTACTATAATGATCCTCGAATAAAGCATCGTCATAATCAAACCGATATTACAAAAACATACAGATCGGACATGAACCACATTGGAAACACTTATGGTAATGGCGGTGAGGTCTTGTGGCAACCCATGTTTGATCAAACCAATCTTGAAGGTGAACCTCTCAGAAAAATACTGGAGATTAAAAGAGAACTTGCTGAAAAACGAGCGGAACTCGCTTTCAAGAGGGATCTCAAAGAAAAGTGGACAGCGTATCGTTGTTCTGTCTGCTGTCTCGGAGGCTTCACTGAGGATCTATTATACACAGAGGCTGAGTACGAACAACTCCTTGAAATACTGGATTCTTTGACGCTCGATGAAAATAAAAAGAAACTATTAGAAAAAACAGATTTAACAGATCAATACAATATTGTTGCCGCAGGAACGGCGTCTGATATTATCAATTACGACTCTGATCCCGAAACAAGACCACCCGTTGCAAACCAAAATGGATTTTGGCTTTCATATGATTTAGATGAGTTAGGTGAGGAAGAGTATGGTGCCTCTGCCCTTGCGAGTGTTGGTATGAGCAAAACCATGCAGGAAATTTATGGACTCCGTGATGTCGGGTCAATTGAGTCTTGGGATTTCCAAATCGACGCTTCGATCTGGACACTGGAGCAATGGTTGCCGAGAATGGAGGCCGTTTATAATCAGTGTTCGAGCAATCCGTGTCCACCAAATACAACTAGAGTTTTAAAAATCGCAAAAAACGCTGTTGTAGAGCAATCTTGGAGCACTCAGATTGAAGTGCCCGACTACGGCACCATCCCACCCAGTCTAAAAACTGAAACCGTTTACGGGGGTGTACGATCAGACGGAACCTATTACAATAGAGAATATTTAGATAAGTTGGCTTTTTCGG